AGTTTCTCATTTTGGAATTTACGATGCCAGTAGTTCAGGTAACCTTTTATTTCATGGTGCTTTTTCTGCATCAAAAGCAATAGCAACTGGAGATATATTAAAAGTAGCAAGTGGTTCTTTAACAATTTCTGCTACATAATTTAAGGCTTTATTATGGCAGTAGGAATACCAAATCTAGATCAGATTACAACTCCACTTGATGAAATATCAGGTACATTTGATGAGTATACATTAGAGCAACTAGACAGCTTTGGTAACATCGATAGTTTAGGAACTTTAAATGTAGATGTTATAGGTTTTCAAGATTTACTAAAAGTTGATTGGTCAAATCCTACACTTGAACAATTAGATGCGTGGGGAAACTTAGACAGCCTTCCTGCGGTAAGCCTTGAAAGTATATCTAGTTTTGCAGTAAAGAATTTTGTTGCTAGTGTATCTACTTCAGCTTCAGTAAGTGCTGAGATACAATTTGCAATATTAATTGAAGGGTCTGTCTCTACCAGTGCAAGTACAAGTGCAAGTGCTGTTAAGATCAGGACTGCTTCTTCTAGTATTGCGACAACCGCTTCAGTTACATCAACCCCTATTAGAATTAGAACTATGGGGGCAACGACTGCTTCTGTTGGATCTATATCAGCGACAGCTAATTATACAGTTGGATTTGGTGCGAGTATAAATACAAGTGCTACGATCTCAGGATCAGCAATCAGGGTGCAACAGCCTTCTGCGAGTGTCGCAACAAGTGCCTCAATATCTGCAACTGCAAATGTAGTTGTTTTAATTACTGGTGCAATATCAACTGAGGCGAGCGTAACATCTACCCCTAATTTTGAGGTAAATGTTTCTGCAAGTCCTGAGAGTTCAGCAAGCATAACTGCTACAGCAAAGATTGTTGGTGAAGATTGGTCTGAGATTGAAGATGGATCTGAGACATGGACAATACAAAATATTGGTTCAGAAGTATGGACAACTCAAAATGTTGGAAGTGAGGTTTGGTTACAGCAATGATTAAGTTTGGAGAGTGGTTGCCTGATCAACCTGATTTAGAAAATGCAGGAGTTACAGTTGCCAATAATGTAATCCCTGCTATTTCAGGCTATAGACCCATAAACAGTTTTCAGTCTGTATCAAATGCAGGCGATGCTATTTTAAAAGGTATATTTGCCTCAAAAGATAATTCAGGAAATGTTAAATTATTTGCAGGAGATGCGAGTAAATTATATGAATTTAATGCAGGAAATTCCAATTTAACGAGTATTGGTAAAGGTGGCGGATATTCTCTAACAGATGCAGAATATTGGAGATTTGTTCAGTTTGGAACAAGTGTCATTGCTTCAGGTGGTATAGGTGAAACCCTTCAAGAATTTACATTAGGAACTGATAGTGCATTTTCTGATTTAGCTAATGCCCCAAAAGCTGACTTTATGGCTGTGGTGAGAGACCAAGTTTGGATTGCTAATATAGATGAAGGCTCAGGAAGAGTTCCTTTTAGAACTAGATGGTCAGGCATTAATGATGCAACTAGTTGGACTGTAGGAACTGATCAAGCTGACTTTCAGGACATTGTAGATGCAGGGGCGATCACTGGATTAGTTGGCGGAGAATACGCAACTATTCTTTTAGAAAAAGCTATTTGTATTGCTCAATATGTCGGTACTCCATTAATCTATCAGATTGACAAAGTAGAAACGCAGAGAGGTTGTGCTTATTCAGGATCAGTTGGAAACGTAGGTCGGCTTATATTTTATTTGGCGGAAGATGGTTTCTATCAGTTTGATGGGAAATCTAGTACACCAATAGGTGCTGAGAAAATAAACAAGTTTTTCTTCAAAGATTTTAATAGTGCTTTTGACTATAAGATGAGTTGTGCAGTAGATCCACAAAACCAAATAGTTGCGTGGTCATATGTGTCTAACTCTAATACTTCAGGAACAACTCCTGATAAATTATTGATGTATAATTATGCTGTTGGTAAATGGTCTATAGCTGAAGTTTCAGCAGACTTAATATCTCCATTTTATACAGCAGGATATACATTAGAAGGATTAGATAATTTAAGTGCTACATTAGAAGGGTTGCCTGCACCATTAGATAGTAACTTATATAAAGGTGGTAACTTTCTATTTGGCGGTAGCTTGTTAAATAAAATATATGCTTTTACTGGTCAGCCACTAGATGCCACGATTGAGACCGCAGAGTTTGCAATCAATAAAGGCAAACATTCACTGGTAACAAGGACAGTTCCTTATTTCAGAGATGGGGCAGTTACAATGCAAGTTGGGGCAAGAGATCGTCAAGATGATGATGTAGTGTTTTCGACTGCGAATAGCCTGACAGATGAGGGTTTTGTTCAGCATAGATCTCAGGGTCGATTTCATAGAATTAGAATGAATATTTCAGGATTTTGGGATTTTGCTCAGGGGGTTGATATTGAAGGTCAACCATTAGGTAGAAGATGACAAGAGTTAATAACTACAGAAGGTTATCTCCAATAGGAGATGAGCCACGAACAATATCGACAGTTGTAAATAATATTCTAGATGGAAAAGTCAATTCAACTGGAGCAATTACATTAACGAGTAGTTCGGCAACAACAACATTATCTGATGATCGTATTGGAGAAGATAGTGTGATTTTGTTTATGCCAACAACTAGCAATGCTTCGACAACAACTATTCATGTTACAGCGAGACAAAAAGGTCAGGCAACATTAAATCATGCAAATGCTACAACCACTAGATCCTTTGAGTACGTCATTTTCGGATGATGCTGATAGGTGTAGAAACTGGATTGTTGATGCTCTTCGGTATGCTCACAATAGTCATACTTATGAGGAAGTAATAGATATCGTAAAAAGAGGAGATGCTCAGTTATGGGCATTGCCTGATAGTGCGATTGTAACTGAAATTATTGATTATCCGCAACGTAGAACTCTACGATTTTGGCTTGCAGGCGGTAACTTAAAAACACTTTTAGACGTAGAGCCAAAAATAAGAAAATGGTCTATATTATACCAATGTGAAGCGGTTGAAATTATAGGCAGAAAAGGTTGGGAAAAAGTTTTGAAAAATTACAAACCAACTGCAATCGTTTTAGTAAAGGAATATTAATATGTCAAAAGGTGGTGGTGGCGGAAGTTCAGGTACAGTAAATACTCAGGTTGAACCGCCTTCATATGCAAAGCCATTTTTAGAATATGGTTTAGCACAAGCAAAAGACAGATATACGTCTGAGATGCCTTCTTATTATCCGAACTCAACTACGATCGGATTTGCTCCTGAAAGTGAAATGGCTTTAAATATGCAGAGGGATAGAGCCTTAGATCCTAATAGCCTAACAGCAACAAGCCAAAATGTAATTAATCAAAATTTAATGGGTACTAATCCATTAATGAGTATGGCATTTAAGCCTGCTATTGATGCAGTAACATCTCAGTTTGCAAAGTCAGGCAGATATGGATCAGGTGCTAATCAGCAGGCAATGACTTCTGCTCTTGCTCCTTATGCTTATCAGGCTCAACAAGATGCTCTGAAACTTGCACCATCATATCAGAATTTAGATGCACAGCAATTAGCACAAGTTGGATCTGCAAGAGAAAGTGATGCAATGGCTCAGTTGCAGGACAATATAAATAGATTTAATTATGAGCAAAATATAGACGATCAGAAGCTACAAAACTATATGGGATTAGTTGGCGGTGGAACAGTTGGTTCTCAAACAATTAGTCCAGTATTTAGAAATCAAGGTGCTAGTGCTTTGGGTGGTGCGTTAGGTGGATCTCAATTAGCACAACTTGCAGGATTTAATCCGATGTATGGGGCAATCGGTGGCGGATTGTTGGGGTTAATGTAATGAGTAGACCAATAGATGCATTATTAGGAAATATTGATCCCTTAACTGGATTGAGAAGAGGCATGGTTGGCGGAAACGCATCATATATGCAAAGTCCAGTAAAAATGTCGGCATTGCCTCAAGTTGGTAATAATGCAGGATATAATGAAAATATTGCAATGAGGTCAGGCAATAATATTCCAGTTCGACCTATGACAAATGCAGGAGTTATTGCAGGCTCTAGACCGCAAATGCAAACTGCTAATAGATTGCCAATAAATCAATCAAGTATGCAGTCAAATATGTCAGGGTTATTAGGAGAAAGTTTTAATGATCCGAGAACATATGGTCTATTAGGTGCTTCAGCAAAAATGTTAGAGCAAGGCGGTTACTCAAGAACTCCAAGAACATTTGGTCAGATTGTTGGTAGCGGAGTTAATGCAGGATTAGCAAACTATGCTCAGGCTAATAAAATGTTTAATAGACCTAAATTGCAAGTTGTTGGCGGTGCATTAATTGATACCTCAGATCCAAATAATCCTAAAGTTGTTTATGAAGGTAAATCTGATAAATCTAATGTCATTTTAAACAAAGAAACTGGTCAGTTAATTGATATTTCAGATCCAAATAATCCAAAGGTAAAGAATATTGAAGGCATCAAAATAACGCCAAAAACTCCTAAAATGGGAGAAGCACAAAAATCTATAGATAGAGAGTTTGGCAAAGTATATTCTAAATTTGTATTAGATGGTGGTGCTTCTGTAATTGGCAAAAACATCAATCAATTACAAGATGCAACAAATATCCTTCAAAAACATTTAGATGCAGGAAATGATTTAACTGGAGATTTTAGATCTATTTTGCCTGAGAGTTTAAGGTCATTTGCTAACCCTGAAGGCGTTAAAATTCAACAAATGGTTGAAGAAGTTGTGCAAAGTAATTTAAAAGCAGTTTTAGGTGGTCAATTTTCTGAAAGAGAAGCACAACAATTATTGGCTCGATCATTTAACGCTAAATTACTTCCTGATGAAAACATTAGAAGAATTCAAAATCTTCAAAAATCAATAGAATTGGCTTTTGAGCAGAAACTAAAAGCAATCGAGTATTTTGAAGAAAATAATACAATGGTAGGCTTTAAAGGTGCTTCATCCATAACTTTAGATCAGATAAAGAAAAATTTTGAAACTTTAAATCAGCCTAACAAAAAACTTAACATAAGGTTTAAAAGTTCATGAAAATAGAAATAGAAGGATATGGAGAGTTTGAGGTTCAAGATAATTTTGCTGAACTTTCTGAGGGCAGACAACAAGAAATTGCTAATGAATTAATAAAAGCAAAACAACTTAGCAAAAACATCAATATACCAGTATCAACAACTCAAGGAATTATAGATAGTGCTTTACAAGGTTTTACTTTTGGAACTGCCGATGAAATCGCAGGATTTTTTGATGAAGATGCCAAAGATAATATAAGAAAAAGATTAAGAAGTTTTAGAAATTCAAATCCTGCTTTAGCTATTGGTTCAGAAATAGTTGGTAGTTTACCCACTTCTGTTTTAGGTGGTTTAGGTATTGCAAAAGCAGGCATTGGTGCTGTTAAAGGTGCAATGGGAATGGGCGGTGTTTATGGTGCAGGAGCTTCTGATGAAGGAGACAGAACATTTGGTGGTACAGTCGGTGCTTTAACTGGTGGTGCATTTCAAAGAGCAAGTCCATATATAACAGAAAGTGCAAAAAAACTAGTTGATAAGGGTGTCAACTTGACAGTTGGTGATGCTGTCGGTGGCGGTTTAAGAACAATAGAAAATGCCATGACAAGTGTGCCATTAGTAGGAAATGCGGTAAAAGGTGCTTATCAAGGCTCAAGAGATGATTTTAATAGAGTTATTTACGAAGAAGTTTTAGAGCCATTAAGTAAGGTTGGTTTTAAAAAAGAAAATCTTTCTAAGGCAGATCAAAGTATTTTAAATGGCACTGATGGAAGGTTAACTCAGAATTTTGTTGGAAAAATAATAAGTAATGAATTTGATAAAATAGTACCAAATTTAAAAGTTCCAAATAAATCAGTTTTTGAAAAGCCAATAAATGACATTATTGAAGCAAACGCAAAAAAATTAACACCTGAGGGTGCTAAATCATTAAAGAATGATGTTGATGCTTTTTTCTATAGTTTAAGCGATGATATTGGGGATTTAAGTGGGAATAACTATAAGCAAGCTATTTCGGATTTAGCTAAAGAAAGTTTTAGATTTAAAACAAGTTCTAATCTTGTGGACAAAAGAAAATCTGATGTAATGGATGAAATTGTAAAATCTATGAAGGCGATTATTACAGAAAAAAACCCTACCTTAGCAAATAAATTAAAGTCTGTAGACGAGAGTTTTTCTAAGTTTATTCCAATAAGAGAAACCTTTGAAAGAATAACAAAAGGTGAAGTTACCCCAAATGACCTTATAGTTTCAATAAGAAAAGCTGACAAAGCAAAAACAAAATTTAGGTCAGGTAAAGCAAACTTGCAAGAGACAGCTAGTTTAGGAAAAGAAATTTTAGGGGACAAATTAGGAGACAGTGGAACTGCTACTAGAAACGTAATATCAAATCTAGCATTAAGTGGCGGAGGTGGTGCGATAGGCGGTGGATTAGCAGGAATAGACCCACTTTTAGCAGGAACAGTGGCAGGATTAACAAGTTCTGCGTACACCCCTTTGGGAACAAGTGCAGTTAGAAGGGCGGTTACTGGATATAATCCTGAAGTACCTAAAGGTCTCGGAAACATTGGACTTGCTCAAATAATGGGAACTGGTTCTCCTTATTATGG